GCGGTATGCTGTGGATAGCCCTGCTCACTATGGTATGCGCCACCATTGCGCAGCACCTCGGGATGGCCGAGAAGATCGCGCAGATCGGCAGCCAGGTCATGGCATGCCCGAAATGCCTCTCATTCTGGGCTACGCTCTTTGTGCTGCTCGTTAACGGATGCAACATACTATGTGCGGTAGGGCTATCCCTATTTATGGCATACATTGCTAATTGGGTCGGATTCGCATATTATGGCGCGGAGAAATTATACGAAATATTATGGCAAAGAACAACAAGAAACCCGGATCAACGTCCTCAAAAGAAAAGGTCGAACCGGCAGTAATAATCCATACGCCAAATATCGTGGGAGTATATAAACCGCTGCCGCGGGTTCGGGCGTGCAAAAACTGTTAGATATGACATCAAGTGAAATGAAAGAACGATACGAGCGACTACATGACAAGATGGCCAGCATGGACGATGAGCACGCAGAAAAGGTGTTCGCGGGAGCCCAGATGTGGGCATTCGGGAAAATCGCGGAAACGTCGCCGACCATCGCCGAAATGTGGCTTGGGAAAATGGAGGCGATATGCTGGTATAATTACCTGTCAGACGCCGAGGCAAAGATGATCGCCGCGAAGCTCGTAAACCAAGACGGAAGCACCGGAGCAAAATGGAGCAAGGAGGCATTCCTGCAAACCGTGGAAAAGCTGGACGGGGAGGTCGAAAAGGAGCCGTATTACAACGACAATGCCCTATGGGTTACGGCTGTAATGATATACAGCGATCACGCCAAGAGTATCGCCGAGGATATGGGACACGCTTCGCCGGCTGATATTCCGTCCGAAAAAATGGCGCTATCTTGCTACCGGAAAGCCGTGGAGAAACTCTGCGACAAGGACCGGAAGCACTTTATCCGAGAGTATTTCGAAGATGAACTGACGTAGAAAAACGTCCTCGCATTAATTGCGGGGACGCTACTTTGTTATGAATGAAGAAATGACATACTGGATGTCGCAGCTCGAAATAAGCGAGTGCTCCGCACCGCTGTTCGCCCTTGTGATCGCGAGGCTAATGGAAGCGATATGATCACTCCAAGAGTTTGACCAGATCAACTTTCATATCCTCGTCGATGTCCCGATAGCGGGCGAATGCCTTGCTGCCCTCTTTATGGCCCGACAACGCGCCGACAAGATTGGGATCCTTGACTTGTTTGTATAGGTTGCCTATGAAAGTGCGTCGCGCCAAGTGGGACGATGCGACCTCCCAAATAGGTCGTTGCTCCGGCTCTCGGGTAAGCTGATTCAGGATCGTTACTTT